TGCTCATGGGCATCAGAACATACAACGCGAGGATGGAAAGAGATCCACGCTTCGAGTATGGTGGGTTCCTGCTTTTGAGGAGGAATATATAGACTTAAACATCACGGAGGTTTCAGATGACATCCCCTTCTAATCGACTTTTGCGTGTGTCGGAGGTAGCTGCACTGCTTGGCGTCTCGACATCAGCAATATACAAATGGACTAAGGCAGGGGATTTCCCTCAACCCTTAGTGCTAGGAGATGAGTCCAATAAACGTACTGCCAGTAGGTGGGTGCTCATGGAGATAGAGGATTGGGTAAACTCTCGACCAAGGGAGAAGACCTATGATAAAGAATAGCACTATTATCTTTGGTCCACCTGGTTGCGGTAAGACTTACACACTCATGGAGATTATCCAAGAGTATTTGGATAACGGGGGCGATCCTTCTAGGATTGCCTTCATTTCGTTTACACGTAAGGCGATTGCCGAAGCCATTGAACGTGCTTGCTCCAAGTTTTCTTTAACAGAGAAGGAGCTGCCCCACTTTAAAACGCTACATGCCACAGCCTTTTGGGGACTTGGGTTGCAGTCAGACGATCTGATGAAGGCAAAAGACTACAAGGAACTCGGAAGTTTGTTGGGCATTCTTATAGATAGTAGGGACGGGGTGTCTCCTGATGATGGATTACCTCAAGTTCATATTGGAGGATCGGGAAAGACGTACCTTGATATGGTGGCGCGTGCTCGATCAAGGAGGATACCGCTGCAACAGGAATATAATGAAGCGGCGAATTATACAATTTGGTTTGCTAAATTGCAACAGGTTGAGCAACAATTGCAAGAATATAAGAGTAAGATGCAGAAGGTAGACTTTGCAGACTTCATAGAGAAGTATATTGAGATAGCTGAACCACCTTACTTGGATCTATTAATCGTTGACGAGGCACAAGACTTAACGCCAGTGCAATGGGAGATGGTTAATATCATGTCCAAGAGAGCGGAGAAGGTTTATCTTGCAGGGGATGACGACCAGGCAATCCATCGGTGGACAGGGGTTGATGTAAACGAGTTCTTGGAAGTCTCTGACACAGTGGAGATCCTTACTAAGTCTTATCGAATGCCTGTGGAAGTGTTTAATCTTTCCAAGCGTATTGTTAAACGCATTCATACCAGGAAGGTTAAGGAGTTTTCTCCAGCTAAAGAACAAGGCTCGGTTACTTGGCACAACAGTCTTGCAAGTGTACCTTTGGATACAGGTTCGTGGACCATCATGGCTCGAACCAACAGCTACGTATCAGACTTCGCTGACCAGGTTAGGAGCTTCGGGTTTTTGTACAGCATAAAAGGAAGGCCTAGTATAAAGCCAGAGGTAGCGGAGGGCATAGAGATATGGCGTCGATTGCAGAATGGTGAGCGCGTCGGGGTTTATTTAATTAAGAACCTATATAAGAATGTACCCAAGCAGGGGGACAGCGCAGTTGTGAAGCGAGGTTCGAGCACCTTGTTGGAAGCAGCACCGGAAGATGGTTCGTTAAACTATAACGATTTGGTTCGGGAGTATGGGATGAAGGCACCGATAGATCGTAGTTGTTTTTCTATAATGAACTTGGGCAGAAATGATAGGTTATACATTGAGGTTATTGAGGAATCAGGGGAGAGTATTATGGATACGCCTCGCATTAAGTTGTCCACGTTTCATGCGATGAAGGGTGGGGAGGATGACAACTGTTTAGTTTATACGGGATCAACGAAGGCTTGCACTGAGAGTATGCATCCAGACGATGAGCATCGTGCGTTTTATGTGGGCGTTACGAGAACCAAGAAGAACTTACACATTTTAGAATCAATCAAGAAATACAGGTATGAAATATGAAACGAGAAGAGATACTACAAAAAGCAGAGGGCTACATCAATGGTCCCAGAGCCAAGGATTATGGTGATGCAACCACGAATCACATGCGTGTGGCAAGGCTATGGTCGGTGATCCTTGATCAAGACATAACAGTTGACCAGGTGTATTTATGCCTGGTGCAATTAAAGGTATCACGTTTGATCGAGACACCAGAACACGAGGACAGTTGGGTAGACATCTGTGGCTACGCTGCACTGGGTGGGGAAGACTAATGGCAAGAGACCGTAAAGACAAGAGTACAATAAACTTTCTTGAGCGCATGGATATAGATATTATCGACAAGGATTGGAACATCCCAACGGAGTATCCAGACCTTACAGGATATAAACAAATAGCCGTGGACCTTGAGACATGCGACCCCAACCTAAAGAAGTTTGGCCCAGGGTGGGCAAGGAACGATGGGTTTATAGTTGGCATTGCTGTTGCAGCAGGGGATTACTATGGGTACTTTCCTATCCGGCACCAGAACGGACACAACCTAGATCCAAAGGTTACGATGAAATGGTTCAAGAAGCAGATGGCAACACCCCACATAGATAAGATCATGCACAATGCGACCTACGATGCGGGTTGGCTAAGTGCGGAGGGCGTTGATATACAAGGTCGGATCATTGATACAATGGTAACAGGGGCTATCGTTGACGAGAACAGATTTTCCTACAGCCTAAACAACTTAGGTCGTGATTGGATCGACATGCGGAAAGACGAGCGGCTGCTTCGGGCAACAGCAAAGGACTGGGGCATCGATCCAAAGGCAGACATGTGGATCCTACCACCCTCAAAGGTTGGAGCCTATGCCGAGCAAGACGCCGTGATGACGCTCAAGTTATGGGAGCGATTGCGGATTGAACTAGACAAGCAGGAACTCTGGAACGTGTGGGAATTAGAAACAAGCCTGATACCCTTGATGGTGAAGATGAAACAGAGAGGTGTTCGAGTAGACATTGACCAGGCAGATGTAGCAAAGAAACAATTACAAGTTAGAACCAAGGAGCTACGTGCGTTTATCAAAGACAAGACTGGAATAGCCATAGAACCGTGGGCAGGGTCGTCAGTTAAGACTGTGTTTGAATCGTTGAACCTACAGTATCCTAAGACGGAAGCAGGGGCACCATCCTTTACCAAGCAGTACCTGTCCTCCCATCCACACGAAGTGGCCCAGGCGATCGTTAAACTGCGTGAGGCGGACAAAGCAGACAGTACATTCATTGACAGCATCTTGCGTCATGAGCACAAGGGCAAGATACATGCGGAGTTCCACCAACTAAGGTCCGATGACGGAGGAACTGTAACGGGGAGATTTTCTAGCTCCAACCCTAACTTACAGCAAATCCCTGCACGAGATCCTGTTATTAAGAAACTAATCCGAGGCTTGTTTATTCCTGATGAGGGATGCAAGTGGGGATCGTTTGACTACGCAAGTCAAGAACCAAGGCTCTTGGTGCACTTTGCAGCAAGCCTACCAGACTCACGCAAGCACTCGATGGTTGATACAATTGTGGATGAGTACCACACAGGGGATGTGGATCTACACCAGATGGTGGCAGACTTTGCAGGAATCACACGTAAGGAAGCCAAGACCGTGAACCTTGGAATTATGTACGGAATGGGCGTGGCTAAGTTAGCCAACCAGTTGGCTGTTACAAAGGAGGATGCGAAAGAACTACTTGAAACGCACCACACTAAGGCTCCCTTTGTTAAAGGCCTAGCGGAGATTGCAAGCGCACAGGCACAGAACCACGGCGTTATTCGCACACTCTTGGGACGCAAGTGCAGGTTTCATCTTTGGGAACCCAAGACCTTTGGGTACAACAAACCTATGAGTCTTGAGGATGCCAAGAAAGAATACGGTATGAACTTGAGACGCGCCTTTACTTACAAGGCTCTAAACAAACTCATACAGGGCAGTGCTGCTGACCAAACTAAGAAGGCAATGGCGGACTGCCATAAGGAGGGCCTTGTTCCAATGCTCACGGTGCATGACGAACTGTGCTTTTCAGTAGAGAACCAGGAGCAAGCAACAAGGATCACGGAGATTATGGAGACGGGCTTGGATCATATTCTCAAGGTTCCCTCTAAAGTAGACGAGGAACTAGGAGATAACTGGGGCGAGGTTGGTTAGGTGTTGGCACTTTGACGCTCGGCAATCATTTGCGTAAGCGGATTGGTTCCAGCTAGAACTTTTGTTGTATTAACCGTGTTATCTTTGTTCACCGTGCCAGTAGATAAAACACTTGGAGCTACGTTGTTCTGGGATACTGGTTCTCCAAATAATTCTTGATTGACAGGCGCTTTTGGTTGAACGGGAACTCCAAATAATTCTTGATTGACAGGTTGTTCCTGTACTCGTT